TAGTAAACTCACCACTTAACGCTGGTAGCGTTGCAGTCTGTAAATAATCACCATCGCCATCTGGGAAGTAAATACCACCGCCACTATTAGACTGCCCAAGGTTAATCCCATTCTCAATAACCTGCGCAGAGCTATTCCCCTCATAGAGATAGGTGGAGAACACATCTTCTACGTTAAGCGCACCCGCACCACCTGCACTACCCGCAGCAGCTTGTAAGAGTTTCTTTTTAGTTGCCATGTTAGCTTATCCTAATGCTTGACCTGCAGTAAATCCGTACCAGTTAGTGCCACCGTCACGAGTAGTGAATACGAATACATCCTTCGCACTTACTGTCGCTGTCAGCGTAGGTGCAGTTGCGCTGGGCCAGTCTACTGAGCTAGGCCAAGTGACCGTGTAACCTGACGCAGAGGCATCCTGAATGATCTCAATGCTGAAGCTATACGCAGTGCCACTGGCAGGTGGGTTGCTGAAGGTGAACGTAGTAGACTCAGTTAACGTATGGCTAAAGCTATTACCTGTCTCACAGTTCACCGTGGTGGCGTTAGAGGATGATGTGACCGCTGCGTAGGTTTCGTTGTAGCTATCAACGATCAATTCACCACCTACATCAATGTCACCACTAAATGTACCACCTGATGCAGCACTTACAAAGTCGGTAGGAATAGTAGGAGTACCACTAATGTCAGCATAAGCACCAGAAGTAGCTACAGTTGCTAGACCAGAGATTTTACTTGTAGCAATAGCTGCACTAGGGCTAATGTCTGCGTTTACAATGCTACCATCTGTAATATTATCTGAGCCAACGTTTTGTGGTGCAGGTTGATTACCAATATAAGGCATCTGTGTTCTCCCTTATGACTGTTCTAGTACGGACACAATAACGTCTGCACTGGATGCTGTGTCACTCGTAACTTTAATGATGTCCGTTGTCTCTAGTACGATCTTTTGATCACCACCAACAGGGACTAAGGCACCTCCTACAGGAACAGTAGCACCTTTAACTAGGTACACACTTGTTCCACCAGAAGTGTCAGTAATAACTACATCGACTGCAATAGCTGATGCTGTAATGTTTGCTACAGTTAAACCAATAACTGTTGTAGTCGTAGACGCAGGTACAGTATAAACACTTGTTTGGGATGTGCCTATTGCTGAACTAACTGCGTTTTTAAAAGTGTTAGCCATTCTTTATTTCCTCATCCTAACGCAATAGCTAAAGCAAGTGCATCATCTGCTAGTGCATAACGTGCATCGCTTTGGGTTTTAGTATAATGATCTGCTAAAGAGAAAGAACCGTAAGCTACGATGTCTACAATATCTCCTGCAGTAGCACCAACAGTCAGCGTAACTGCTGTGCCAGATGTAGCAGTAAAATCTGTACCTGCTAATAGTTTGATACCGTTAAGGTAGGTATCAACGTACCCCACATCATATGTAGCTGCGAAGGTAGTTTGACCGCCTGTGGCAGTATAAGTTACTCTGTCTGATGTACCGTTAACTGATGAACCTGCAGCAACCCAACCAGATGAACTGTACACGTACATAATAGCTGTTGTAGTATTGAAGTACAATGCACCGATAATAAGAGCATCACCATCATTGTCAGTAGCAGGAGCAGTAGCTTTAGCCCCTAAGTATCTGTCATCAAAGTCATCATATGATGCAGCAGCAGATGTAGCACTTGAAGCTGCAGCAGTAGCTGAGTTAGCTGCGTTAGTCTCACTTGTTGCAGCATTAGTAGCTGAACTAGCTGCAGCAGCAGCACTTGCAGAGGCAGCAGTAGCTGATCCTAGAATGCTATCAACATATGTCTTGTTTGCTGCTTGTCCACCTAAAGTAGGGCTAGGTAAGTTAGTCAACTGAGTAGACCCACCCATGTTGATGTCACCTGTCATAGTGCCACCAGATAGAAGAAGAGCATTAGTGTCTACGTAGTTCTTAGTTGCTGCATCTTGGTTAGCAGTAGGATCACCTAGTCCAGTGATCTTGTTTGTACCCATAGCAATAGCACCAGTCATCGTACCACCTGCTAGTGGGAGCTTGGTTGCTATGCTTGTTGTAATAGTTGTAGAGAAGTTAGGGTCATCACCTAGAGCAGCAGCTAGTTCGTTTAGTGTATCTAGTGTACCTGGGGCTGAGTCTACAAGGTTAGCTAAAGAAGTATCTACATACCCTTTAGTAGCTGCATCGTTTGTGTTAGTCGGGCTTGTTAGGTTAGTAATAGTAGCAGTCGTACCTGCATTCATATTCAGTGTACCATTAATGGTTACATCTGAGAATGTAGAGGTGCCTGTAGAAGTAACATTACCTGTTACATCACCTGTCAGATCACCAGTTACGTTGCCTGTAACGTTTCCTGTGATGTTACCTGTGACAGGTCCGACAAAAGAAGTTGCTGTAACTGTCGTGCCTGTGATAGCTGCTGGAGTTGTTGCACCAATAATAGTACCATCAATAGTACCACCATTAATATCAGCAGTCGCCAAGGTAGCCTGTCCAGATGTCGATACAGTAGTAAAGCTACCTGCAGCAGAACTACTAGCACCAATAACTGTACCATCTATGTTACCACCATTAATATCTGCAGTTGTTACAGTAGTTGTACCTGTAGCTGTAACATCTGTGAATGTACCTGCTGCAGGAGTAGTGCCACCAATAGTAGTAGCATCAATGTTGCCACCATTAATGTCAGCAGTACTTATTGTAGTAGTTCCTGTAGCAGTCAGATCAGTAAATGTACCTGCACCTGCAGAGGCAGCACCGATAGTGACACCATCAATAGCACCACCGTTAATGTCTACGTTAGAGAATGTTGATGTACCAGTTACAGTAATATCATCAATGTAACCTACACCGTCAATGTACAAGTCTTTAAACTTCAGGGAAGCTGTACCAAGATCAATGTCATCATCTGTTACAGGAACAATAGCACCGTCTTGGATACGGACTTGCTCAACTGCAGAACCTGACACCTCAGAGTAGAAACTAATGCGGTTGTTACCTGTGTCTACTACAACTTTGTTTAAAGCATCTACATCAGCAATCAGAGGAACGTAAGCACCCTCTGTTGATGTACCATCGTGTTTGTGTCCACCTGATAAAGCAAATGCGTCACGTATAGCATTGAACTCAGCGTTAACTGGTGCAGCTTTAATGACTGCGTTAGCAATAATATCAGCTACGGACTGTCGTGTATAACCTGCCATTTTATAACCTGTCTCCTACTCCGAATGTAATCACTAGACCCTGAATACTGTGTGATGCATTGGAATCATTAGTTACGAACTTAAATGATGCTGACTTACCTGAACCTGAGATGTTTGTTCTTTTAACAGGGGCAGGGTTACCGTCAAAGATTGCTGTACTATTATATAAGGCTTCATTATAGTAAGCTGCAGCACCCGTTGTTGTTAGTGTAAAGTTTGTTGGGCTTAGTGTGTCAATGTCTTCGTAGTCATACAAAGCAGACATAACGATCTCGTTGTCACCTTCAGCACGTAGATATGTAGCTACAGTATAGAACACTTTACGTTGTTCTGGGTCTTGCATATGGAAGAACGGTGTTTGGAATACACTAAAGATGTCTTCACCATCAAAGTCATTACCACGTTCTTGTCTGTGTACTTTACCATCTTGTGTACCGTGAATAACAAACTCGTTCTGCCCAATGTATCCACTATCAGCACAAGTAGCTGTAATACCTAGCATCTGACTATACTCAAACTGTAATCCGTTAGGAGTTTGTCTGAAGCCACCGATAACACCTTGTGAGTCTGCTGCACCAAAGAAGTAACGGAACTGTGTCTTCTGCCTGATGACTACTGCGTTCAGTGTTTCTAGGTCAATGTCAAACACGATGTCAGTAAAGATAGACTGAATGTCTTTTGATACTGTCTCTAGGTTAACGTCACCAATCTTGTCTGTACCACTAACAGGACGTAAGCCATCTTGTGATAAGAAGAGTAGGTCACCACCAATCTCAATAACACTGTCTGTAGCTAGGCATCCAAGGTCATCTGTAACTTCTTGTAATACAAAGTTAGAGATGTTATCACCAACAAGCTTACGGATGTTATTGCTACCAAAGATGTACAACACATCACGGAAAGACTTGATAGCTACAACAGGAAAGCCTACGTTAATAACACCAGCACCATCAGCAGGAGCAAAGCTAGTCTCATCGTAAGGTGCACTAAAATAAAGATTCGTGTTCTCACTAGGGTCACCTGCTAGGAACATGTGGTTCTTAAATACGTGTGACAGTCTTGGTGCGCTGGGTGCGTCAGTATGTGTAATCTGTGTGTAAGTAGTACCATCATACGTAGCTGCAGGGTTGACAGCATCAGTAAGTAAAACTTTAGAACTACCCCAGTTGTACTTAGTGAAGCGTACTTTGGTTACACCAGACATTGTAGGCGAACCAGAAGTAGTTACTGCAACCCAAGCCTCTGTAGCTGTATCCCAATAGTGTAAGTAGTCAGAGCCACTAGAAGGTTCACGGCAAGCTAGAATACCATCGTTGATACCATTAGCAACACAAACACCTAGCACTGGTGTATTAGCTTGACCTGTAACTGTACCGTAGTCGTTACTAAACCCGTTGATCTTTCTGTAACCACCTGTAACGGATGGCTCATAGTTAATCAAGGCAATAGCTGATCCTGGTTGAGTCTCACCTTGTGACAACACATCACGACTAGTGTTTAGACCGCCTTGGCAGAATACTTTGAAGGATGCTAAATTGTCTGCCATTATACCGCACTGTTAAAACTAGAAACACTTGCACGTTCAATTACTGTAGACCGTACATATAGATTATCATCTAATAGTAATCTACGCATTGCCTTAATACCACTTTGGAAGTTTTGTTGGTGAATAGCTGCACTCTGTTCATTACTACGGAATCTCATAATGTACATAACTGCACCATCAATAATTACATGTTTAAACCTATCAGGAATTATTGTTGTATCATCATAAAGGTTTAGATCACTGGGGTATGTGAAGTACACATATTCTACTTCATATGCAGCGTTAGGTAAAGGGGTAATTCCAAATTTATTTTCTTGTGTCTGAAATACAACAACAGGAGCACCAATACCGTTTACCTGATCTCCTTCTTCATCACCAACTCTGTAGTTCTGTACATAGTCGTTATAGTTAATTACTTTTAAATGTTTAGGGCTAACACTTAGTCCACTAGTCTTTTTTAGAAAGAACGTATCCCAATCTACTGAACCCATATTAGAAGGAAAAGAATATGTACCTGTTCCTGCTGTCAGTGTTTGAGTATATGTTGTTTTTAAAAAAGGCCATTCCTGACCGTCTTGTAAGATAAGACGAATACTATTGTTTACTGCATCCTTGGCAAGAGCTTGAACGTTACGTACAGTATCAAAGCCATCACCTGCAATATCAAGTGTGACTTCATTTAAACGTCTTAGCACATCATTTACTAGTGTAATGTATGTAGTTGCCATAGAATATCTTTCTTTTAGATATGCGTAAGAGGGCCACCGAAGCAGCCCCCTTAGTTAGCTATTATTAAGCTAGGTTGTAACGTGCTGTTACAAGAGCTTCTGGACGCAAGATTTTGCGACCATATAGGTGCATACCACGAACGATGTCAGCGAATGAATCTGGATCACGGTATGTTTCAGTTTTGTTGATCTGCTCTGCAGTCGCAACCGCTGAGTCATGACCAGCTACGATTACACCGTAGTTAGTTGACTGTGCTGTTGTACCTGTAGTTGCAGGACCAGTACCAACTGATGGTAGGTTGTTAGAAACGTGTACACGGAAACCATGGAAGTTGTTAAGAACCAAACCGTTTTGTAGGCCAGACCCACCGTAGTCTGCGTTTAGAAGACGTGAATCTTCGTCACGTAGGATTTCCATCATCTCAGGTGAAATAACAATCCAACGACCTGTTGTAGGAACATTCTGACCATCCATGATACGTGCCATACGTGACAAGATCATTGCAGGTGAAGCATATGCTGTTGGCAATGCTGTAGCACCTGGTAGACGAGCAGCAACTGGAATAGAGTCACCAGCACTACCAACAGTTGTGATGTTACCAAAATCGGTCATGTCCAACTTGTTAGCTGCTAGAAGTTCGTCTGAACCTGCTGCTGAGTTTGCTTTAGTACCGTTAACAGTTGTGTTAACTGTATCGGCATTTGCATGTAGAGCAGACTGGTCATAACCAGATAGGTAGCCAAGAACTTCTTGGTCATACTGGTCAGCCAAACGATAAGCCGCACGATCAGACGCCAAGCTTTGGAAATTGACGTGGCTGTGTGCTTCTTCAATGTCGTCAACCTTGAAGGCAAAATAGTTTGCTTGGTCTACGACTAGAGAGAAATCGTTATCTGTCAAATCTTGTGGTGCGATTGTTGTACCACGTAGGTATGCAGATACTGAAATCTCAGGTTCTTTAATGATTTTAACGGTATCGCCCATGTTAGCGATTTCACCGAAATAGTCATTATTAGTGATAGCGTCAGTGACAGATGCTTTGCGGAATGCAAGTTGCACCTGTTTGGAATAAATTACAGGCGAGAAATTGCCATTTGGCAAGTTTGTATAGCCTGATGCGACTCCGAATGCCATGATAAAACTCCTTTAGCATTTAGATTACAGATGCAAAACTTTATTACTTAGTATAGAGGCTAATCGTCTATGGGTGCATATAGATCACAAAATGTAATGATCAGTTACAAAATGTGTTATATGGGCCATACGTATTAGGTAATCCGTAAAGTCATATTGTTTGCTAAAAAATGTGAAACTGCTACAGTAGTCATATATTGAGGTGTAGCAGTTAAACTATACATATATAGTTATATCATAAATAACTTATATGTCAATACTTTTTATCGGGCTGAACCAGATAAATCGTAAATAAAGTTACCTGTACGAATAGCTTCCATGATATCGTCAGCATTCTTTTCGTACTCGGTAGCCGACATCTTTTGGACATCGGATTCTCGGATAGCCCCACTCATTGCGTCTGAGTTCGGCTTACTACGTTCATTCCGTGCTCCCACAGAACGTGCAGCATCTTTTGCTGTAGCAGACTTTTTAGTTGTAATGTTACGGTCTGCTTTATACAAATCAATTGCTCGTGCAGCAGAACGTGCATCTGCATCATTTTCATAAAGAGCATCTTGAACCCACTTAGGTTGTTCTTCTGCCCACTCATGAAAGTCATCACTGTCACGAATAGTACCAAAATCTGGATGCAGCTTTAGAAGTTCTACTTCTGCTTTCTCACGTGCTGCATTTGCTTTCATTTCGTCGATCTCACGAACACGATCCTCAAGACCTTGTGCTTGTTCTTTTGCTTTTTTAATTGCAATAGTTTCGACGATAGCAGCTACATCTGGATACTTAGTTGCCCAAGCTTCAATGTCTTCATCAGACTTTGGTAGTTTAATCTCACTATTAGTTGCCTGAGTTAGTTGTGTTTCAAGAGCTTTGATACGATCTTCGTATTCTTTTTCTTTTTGTTGTTGGTGTCTACGTAGGTCACCGTAACGTTTCTTAAAACTTTTTTCCTCAGCATTAGCAGGTTCAGCTTCTTGTGGTTCTTGTTGAACTGCTTCACCTTTTTGTTCAGCAATAAGCTGTTCTAGTTCTTCTTCTTCTTTTTTAATACGATCTGCATTTGAGTACTTACGATTGGCAAATGCTACTTTTTTTGGTGCTTCAACCTCTGAAGCCATTACTTCCATGTTCTCTGACATTTTAGTTTCCTTACTGGGGCCACCGTAGCCTGTTGGTAGGGGGATGGGTAGGCCAGTCTAATGTAACAAGTTAATGTGTTGTTACTACACAAGTGTGTCAGGTTGATCTTCTAGTTCTTCCTGTACACGCATTTCTGGAGGTGCTTGTCTAAACATTTGTTCTGTTTGATCTTCAGTTTCTTCTCGTTGCATACGGCCTTCAAGCTCTTTTACGGGTTGAACTCCTTCAGGGTTCATTATAGCTTCCTCTGCAAAAAAGTTTATCTGCTTTCCAACTGTTTTTGTAACTTCAGGTCCAAGTATCCTACCGATAAGTTGAAATTCTTCAGAACCAAACATATCTAGTAAAGAAACTTTTTCCTTGTCTGTTAAATTATTTATACGATCAACTAAAGTGTTTGTGTACTCATTAACAGTCATGTCTTCGGCTGACCGCATGGAAGATTCCATACCTCGTACTAGTTCTTCCTCTTCCATTTTAAGTCCTTTCAATATCTACTAGATCATTACGTAGCATTTTATATAGTGCAATTGTATATGATGGAATATAGAAAAATAAGAGGCCAGTAAAAGATTTTATGTCTTTTTTGTTTTTAACTCTGGAATCATAAAAACCATCAGATAACCACTGAATAATTTTATTGTCTACGTGAGGCGCAATAACTGTTTTACCAAATACTGTATAGCCATTGCGCCATAGTTTTGTATCAAATTTATCTTCTGGTTTTGCATCCATGCACCACTTGATAAGTTTCATCTTTTTAACTGTAGGCCAGTATCCTTTATTATTAAGTGCCGTAGCTACATAGCAGCTATAGCCTCCTGTATTTGAGCCTGAATCACTATCAGTATCACTGCCACCATCATTGTCATTATTGGGTACAAACTTAGAAAAAAACTGAAGACCAGATGAAGTATTCTTTGATGCCGTACCACTTTCTGATGCACGATGCACACTGCCACCAAAACGTTCCGCTTGATCTCTACTTTGAGCAGACATATTTGCACCAATAGCAGCGGCTGCGGATGTATCACCCCGTGCAAGTGCATCTGCATATTGGTTTTGTCTATCCCGATGCGCTGCAATAATTGCATGGTGATTTGCTACTGAGGCATTGCCATCTCTTACTGCATTGTCGTAAGATTGTTGTTCTTTAAGAGATAGGTTTCCTGAAGACTGTGGCATACCATGTTGATTCATTTGTAGAGCACCACTACTGTCTGTTACAGCTTCAAATCCTGTAACCCCACCAGACAAAGTGTTGTCAGCTACATTATGTACAGGTCCACTAGACGCATAATTTTCATAGTAAGACTGTCTTCCTTCTTCAGTAAAACTATTTTTAATTCCAGAAACTGCAGCCTTTACATCTTCAAATAGTTTATTTCCAAACAATTTAGTATTACGAAGTTTTCCTGATTCTTCATACTCAGTAAGTTCTTTTTTAACTTCATCAGTTAATTTAGCAGTAGTTTTCCAATCTTCACCAAATCGTTCTGTTAAAGCTGATTCTAAATCTCGTTGTTGTTTTAGTCCTGCTGCGGTAGTAAACGCACCTATAAGAGGACTAAAGAATGATCCTACGTTTCCTGCACCAAGAACACGTTTATTATCTAGCCATGCACTTACTAGATCATTAGCAGAACCTTTTTGTAAAAGATTTGTTTTTTGAATGCTAAGTTCTTGAGACTCTCTTTGCTGTTGTTTTTGTTGTAACTCACGAATAGTTTGAGCACCACCATCATCTGTTGTAACTTGTGTAGTTGCTACAGATGTATCATCAGTACCTGTTCCTGTTGTAGTGGTTGTTCCTGTGTCTGTCTGTGAAGCTTCCCATTCTGTAACAGGAATAAACCCTTCTGGAATAGGACCGTTTACTACTGCCCCATTGTAGAAGTTAAACATTCTACGTTCGCCCGTTTCAGGATTAATGTACTCTACACTTGTATATACATCACTTACAGTTGGAACAAATGGTTTATCTTCAGTTGATGCTGTGCTAACTGCAGAAGTATCAGTACTTGATGCTGGAGTTACAGGGGGTGGAGCTACACCAACAGGTATTTGCCCACTTGAAACAAACTTAGGCACATAGCCACCTGCAGGAGAAGGTGCAGGAATAGGGGGTGCAACAGAACTAGGTGGTGGAGTATATGCTCCCGTTGTTTGTTGACCTTGATAGATAGAAGGTTGATAACCAGCAATACCTGTAGAAGGTTTTACAAATGTACCTTCTTGTGCGTACACCATACCACCTTGATACATCTCACGTGGTTCATCTTCCATAGGTTCTGCACCTACAATAATAAGATCAGCAGGACCAAATGGAACGTCATCATCTAATGTAGCTTCGTCAGAGTTACCCATTTGACCCATAGCTTCCATTTTCTTTAGGCCAAACTTAGCTTCATCACGAAGCTGCATAATTTTTTCTAGTCCATGATAACGTACAACATCAGCAGGTAGAACAAACTCACCTTCACTTAGCATAGCAGGAATGTCATCACGTACTTCTTTTTTAGTGCTACCACTAGGAACTTCATTTCCTGATTCTTCGTCTACCATGCCACCTTCATCTTTTAGACCACCGTCTTCAAAGAGTTCCATTTGTTCTTCCATAGTAATTTCCTTACTGAGATTTTAATACTTCGTCACGTAATAACTTTAGTCTACGTAACTGATAGATAGCACCTTGTGCTCTATGAACAGCAACAACTTCATTTGTTTGTTCCATAACACGATGCTGTTGATTGATTATCATGTCTAAGTAAGCTTCAAACTTAGACCATTGGGCTTGGTTGCTGACCAGCCCCTTGAGCTTGCTGAGGTGCTCCTTGTCCTGCATTACCACTAAATCCTTGTTCTTGTGGTGTCGGTGCTTGTCCTACACCTATAGTTCCACCACCTGCTCCTGATGTGTCCATTGGGTTTGCACCTGCTGGACCACCTTGTTGAGGTTGTTGTGCTTGCTGTTCTTGCTGGAACTGTTTCATTAGTTCAGCTTGAATTGCAGCTTCATTCATATTGTTGGTAACTTTTTCGGGGTCAAGATCAAGAGACTTTGCAATCTCACGAATAATGTATTGAAACTTAGCAAACGGCGCAAGTGCAGGGTTAGATGATACTTGCAAGAATTGCATAAGTCTTTGGCTACGTACTTCGTTAGCCATAAGTGATTCTGTTCCACGTGCCTTAACTTCTAAGTCACCTTTAATCTCAGGATCAAAGTCAAACTGCATATTAAAGCGGAACAGTCCTTCACCTAGTGGGCGAAGCAGATAGTCGTCTACGTTTTTAATAACATTCTTAATAGTACCACTTGCAGCACCCATTAGCATACTAATGCCACTAGCAGTACGGCCTACACCCATGACACCTGTCTGTCCATGTGCAAAGGAAGGGAAGCCAGTAGATTCATCTGCAAGCACTCGTGCCTTATCAAATAGCTGTAAGTTTTCACCTGCAACATTGGGGAACTTAGTACCGAAGATAGCTTGTCCTGGTGCACCACCTTGTCTACGGAATACTTTGCCTGGGTATACTGATAAGTCTTGGCCTGGAACTAGGTTAGTTTCATCTACCTCAATCAAAAGGTTACCAGATAATACAGCATTGTCAACAGCCATTCGCATGAAACCATTCATCAACGTTTGCGTATCGTCCATATTTTCGGCAATACCTACACCAAAGAATGAGTATGGGTTTAGTTCATAAGGTGATGCCATGTAAGGAATACGAGCAGGTTTGAATGGGTTAAGTACCATACGTAGTAGTTTACCATTACAAATCCAAACGTTTGCCTGTAGTTCGTCTGTATCTTGTAACTCACGAGGAATGTCTACACCTTGATCCATAAGCATTTCAACATCTACCATGCCCCAATATTCTAGGACTTCAAAACGTTCAATGCCATGCTCTGGTGCATAATCAGAAAGATCGTCTTCCCAATATTCTTTATCGTAGTTTTCGCCCATAGAAATTGCTTCATCAATAACTTGACTACGGAAGTATGGACGTTTCTTTAGTGCACGTAGTTGTGAACGTGACATCTTATGACGTTCAATAACATACTGTGCTTCTTCCATGTTGTTAGCATCTGGGTCAGGATAAAAGTTCCACACAGATACATGGGATACTTGGGGTACTGTTTTAAAGATAGGTGAATACTCACCTGTATCGTCATCCCAGTTAGGATATTCTTTATCTACAGCAAATGGACCTTTCATTACACCAGTACCAAACAAAGCCATTTCAAATGCTGTACTGCGTAAATGTTTAGACGCTGATGCTTCATCAAGCTGGTCTTGAATTTTCTTCTGCATCTTTTTAGCTGCAATCATAGCAGGGCTAAATGTAACAGATGTAGGCGTACCGCCTGTACCTTCTTTAATACCTTCAATAGGCTCTAGCTTTTCACGTAGTTCAGGGTTAAGTAACTCTTCTAACGTTTTCGCCGTAGCCCCTGCAGGAAGCTCTTTACCGTCACCTTTAAAACCGTAAGGTGATACTGGATCACTTCTTCGGTCTTCTTGTAACTCTTTAGGAACAGCAGGATCAAAACTGACATTCTCAACAACTCCTTCTGGAAGTTCTGTAGGATCAACTGTAAGTGGAAAACTATTCTTTGCAAATAGTACATCTACAATCTGACCATAAGCAGCCAGTGTTTTTGTCTTAGTTACTTTAATAAACACACGAGACTTTTCTGCCTCTGTAAATTGTACCTCTGGGCCATATATGCCACGATAGTTACGATAAGCACGTAGCCAACGTTCTTCATCTTGTCGGCGGTAGTCTTCAGCACGGGCGTATCGTTCCATAATAAACGGAATAATCTTAGAAGTATCTGCGTCTTCTTCTACTGAGTTATCTGTGTCCTCAAGGATAACTGCATCATCCTCAATGAATACTTCATTATCTTCTGCCATTTATTTTTCCTTAATAGCCAAATGTTGAATCTGCCACTCGCATTCCAGATGATCTTGTAGAATGTGGGTCATAGTCAAATAAACTAAACCGTGGTCTTGACATTATACCATAACGTAAAGCATCGTACAAGTGGTCTTCTGAGTGTGTATCAATATCTTCTGGATTCTTTTTGTCCAGTGGAATTGCTGGTAACTGTGCTACCATATTAGTACAAGTGTTAAAGAATACTAGTCTGGGTTTTTCTGTAAACTCGTCTACCTGTAAACGTCTATGTATTTCGTTCTTACCTGCTACACGTGAACCTTTAGAACGATCTGATGGACGCCATCTGCATCCTCGACTAATCATCTGTTCAGCAAGACTAGGGCCAGTATCACCACGCTTATGCCACAAAGAAGAGTCAAGAACTCCATACTTAATGTTTCCGTCTTCTGCTTCTAGCTGAAGCACCATGTCTGCTAAATCAGTAGCTAGAACTTTACTGACGTACAATTCTCTATATACGATAAGTTGCTCATCAGGCGCAACGGCAAACCACACGACAGCACTGTAAGAACCATACCCATAATCACATGCTCTAAACTTAACCCAATTACTAGGGATGTTAAAAGGCTCAATGACATGTTCATTCCTATCAAACTCTGTGAAGGCTGCACCTTCTTTGATGTCCCAGTCACCCTCTAACAATTGTCTACGTTGTTGTTCAGGCAACGATAGTAGCATTGCCTCGTAATCACCCTGTTCTGCTAGGTAAGGATTGTCTGAAAGACGTGCAGGTATAAACCTACGTTTGAACAAAGGCTTTCCTGCCTTTGCGTGTCCTGCAGGATATTTAAGCTCTTCACCTGTTTCAATATCAGTTGCATTAAAAGCCTTTCCAGAAGGGGCAGGGTCAATAAACATTTTCTTAACCCAATGGTGACCTCTACCCCCTGGGTTGGTAGTTGCCCTCATAAAGATAGGTAAGTCGGGTGCAGTGGACCGTAGACGAGATCGCATATAGTTCCATGCAAACGGGGTAGCCCATTGTGTCAACTCGTCAAAGCCTATCCAACTAAAAGCTAGACCTTGGTAACGCAGAACGTCATCTTCCCTGTCAAGGTAGGACATCCACAATCGTGCACCAGATGGCGCAGTCCACTGCATCTTTCTTTCTGACCATTTAATTCCAGGCCATATCTTAGGGTACATTTCTTGAGACTTAAATATAAGTTCCCTAAGTTCTTCTGTAGTATGGCGTAGCAATAGTCCTGAGAAACTAGGATGCCCCATGTAACGTAAGGGGTCTGCTAACATGGCATAGGATTTACCGCCACCTGCACTGCCGCCATATAATACTTCACGTTCACCTGCAGCAAGAAACTCTGTCTGTGGTCCCTCATTAGGTTTAAAGATTACGTTGTGTTGTTCCTCAATTGGAATTTCACTTATAATCTTTGCAGGTTCAGGCTTTGGCCTCGCTGATGTCTTCTTCGTCTGCTTTTGCTCCGAGCCTTGTGCGTTCAATTTCTTCCGCCTTGGCGATTGCCTTTTTCGCATAGTCTGCCCATCGGCGTAAGCTTGCAGCTTTGTTTTTTCTTCTTCGCTCATTTTCCAACCGTTTACGTAAACCTACGTGAGATATATCTCTACCTGTATTTCGTGTAAGCCAATTAGCTACTTCACGATATGAGTACTGTTTAAGATACCTTTGTGCCTGTTCAAGCATATCAAGCTCATGGTCAATAGGCAGCAGTACATCAGGGTCATCTGGATTTACTTCATAGCCGAATGGAATGGTCCTAGATATACGGGGAATAGGAACCCATTCATTGTCTTCTTTTATATCAGTTGGTTGGGGTAACTTCCATTGTTTTAATGGTTTAGTCATCTTCATCCATTTGTTTTGGTGGCATTAGCATTACTCCACCTTTAGCTTCTACTTGCATCTTTTCTGTTTTAACTAGGCCAGTACGATCTAGTAGTTCTTTTGCCGCTGACATCTTATCACGAATACCTAGTTCAGTAGGATCGTACAAAGCACCTACCATAGCCATTGCAGCTTTAGGTGCATTACGTGCCATGTAAGCAGATGTAGCATCTAGTATTTCTTCTTTCAAAGAGTTAATGATCTCAGTAGATGAAGTAGCATCCGAATACCCTGCAATCTTTTTTGCAGCTACAATGTCACCACCAGCCTCATCAAATAAGACAGCTAGTAGTTTCTGTTGTTTTTCTGTTAATGCTCGTGCCATTTTAACTCTTTCTTCTAAACAATGCAAGCACAAAGTTTGCTATTGATTGACCTATTTGTGTCGGGGTAGGAAGTAGCCATCCTAGTAGTAGCAGCATTATAACCCAAGGGGGAATATTCTGATTACTAATCATTAGCTTTTCTACTGGACCTGCTTCTACTTCTTTTGTTTCTGTAATGATGTCACGTCCTGCGTTATTAGTTTCTTCTTCTTCGTAAGTAACTACAGCCTGTTTGTTTTCTTTACCTAACTGTGTATTAGCAGCTACATTAGTACCGCCTGTAGGTAACAGTGAAGTTAAACCACAACTAGATAACAATAAGGCCAGAACTAACCATCTCATTACATCATCTCAAAATGTGGAGCATCAATGAAGGGTCTACGACCTTGTGATCTACGTAGGTCAATGTATGCATTCATTGCGTCCTCTGCAGTGTCATCGTAGTAACGAATGTCACCCTCTGACCAAGCTGCACCCCATTTGATAGGCACCTCTAGTTCTTCCGCTGCCTGTGCCATAGCATCACAAATGTTATCGTAAACATTTAGTTCCCAACTTACGTTAGAACCAAAATAGGCTACGAGGTCTACGGCATGTGAATAACCATCTTCCTGAATAAGGTGTTTGGATTTCATAGTCTGTGATCGTCCAGAGTTATACAGTTCTTCTTGCTCTGCTAAAGTTCTGACTCCATACGTCACACCAAAGTCAACGTCCGTCAGTTCAATAGCACGTTTAACAACTGCTACCATATCAGGGTGAACACCCTCTAGTTTACCTAGTGAACGACTACTTAAACTAAATCCCATTATCTCATATCCTTACTCATTGCCACTTTGTTGCCCATAGGCTTACCTGCCATATAAGCTGTAGCTCCCATGTACGCAGCAACTACACCAGTCTGTGCAATATAAAATAACCCTAGCAAATCTGCTAGAGCATTCACACGTGAGTCTGACATAAAAGGAGTAAACAGAAATACAGTAAAGATAATCATCATGCCCATAGCTACCCAAGCCATAAACTTTTGTGATTCAGCTTTTTCTTCACGTAGCTCTATCTCAAGCATACGTTCTTTCATTGCTACTTCAGCTTCGGTGATAACGCCATCACCATCTACGTCAAAGTCAACTACCATTACGTCCTCCGAAAACGTGCAGCCGTTTTAGCTGCTGCTTTAGGCTGTTTAGAAAACTGCTTACCTGCTGCAGTATCTTTTCTTTTCTTCGCACTACTCGCCGCATATTGTGCGGTAGACATAGCTTTAATCGCCGCTTCAGGAAGGTAACGTTCTCCTGTAGCATTTGGACCTTGCGTCGAAGGTTTACCACTTTTAGTTCTCCACTTCTGTCGAGTCCATTTATCTAAGCTTTGTTGTGATTTAGCTTTAGCCATTTGACATTAACCACGCAAAGAATATGATACCACCTATACCACTAAGTAATAGTAACCCCGATATAGTCCAAGTTATAATAGCTTCTTGTAACTCAGCTTTACGGTATTCATGTTCTCTTTTTTGTTTACGTATCTTAGCTTCAATGCGTACTAGTTCATCCCAAGCTGATGGACCCATTGTAAAACTAATATAGTCTTTTAACTCACTACGCATCTGCTCTGCTTTACGTTTAGCTGCAAACACTTCCATTGCTTCCGCTTCAACAGAGCCACCCATAGATTTCCACCAAGGGGGATTGTTTACTTGTTTCTCAGCCTGACCTAAGTCAGCCATATGTCCTGCCCACTGTGTTAGTTGACTAGACATGTCCTGTAAGTCCTTGCCTATTGCAAAGCCTTTTTTAAGTGCGTTGAAGGCAACAGTGGCCCCACTGATAATTGTCACTGGGTCCATATCGCCCTCTTAGCTCTTATATCCACCACCTGCAGATTTATACTGCTTGGCTAACATTTGTGCTTTACGTGCAGACCATTGACCTGCACTTCCACCCTTACTACCTGCTTTAATCTTGTTGAACAAGTTTTTACGCATGGTTGGCTTTGTGTAGTTCCCAGCCGAGTTTACTGTAGATGTACTGCCGCCACGAGACATTGTTTTTGTTTTTCGGACTATTGGTGCCTTGTTTTTCAGTTTTGACTTCGTTCTCGGTTTCATAGACAACTCGTTTAATATCTCCACGACCAATGCCAATATCGTTTAGCTCACGGTCTGTCATGCGATACAAATGCATTGCTGCAATACGACGATTTGCTTCAGCCTGACGTGCCTCAATAAAGGCAACAAATACTTTTTTAAACCATTCTTTCATAACTATCTCCTTATGTTATCGGTAACTTTTGCTACCAGAGATAGTTATATCATATATAGTTATAACATACTATAGACAATAATGCAACCCCGTTATGCATTAACCAATAGGTACAAACGTTTCAGTTACAGTAACAATGCTATCAATGTGTCCTGCTGCATTAGGTACTATCTGAATCTTATCACCTGGTTGTAATACAAGGTCAATAGTAGAGAACTCGTGATAGCCATTACCAGCTAAACTCTTATCGTTTAGGAAGTGTGACGTATAAGCATCTGCTGCTACGTACCACTGAATAGTGACATCATTAGTGCTACCACCACCATTAGCTACAAGGATATATGTAACTTCTGCTGTACAGTTAGCAGGGCAAGTATACACGTCTTCTACTGCTGTGGTTTCATTGTGACCATAGACAGACTTCCTACGTGCTGGTTTACCTATTGAATATTGGGTCATTATTTTTTCTTAGTTTTAACTACCCATGCTTCGTTAACTTCAGTGTCAGGATCATCTGCAATAAAATGTCCATTCTTGTCACGAGCACGTTCCATTACAAGTTCAGTGGCAGCTTCTGCTACCTTCTTAACTTTTTTAGTTACCTTCTTAACCTTGCTAGGTTTCTTACTTACAATGTCTTGAATACGTGAGTCACTAATGTAATATCCACCATATGGGTCTTTACCTGCAAGTACATCACCACGTTGTGTAGTGATAGTGTCTTCAGTAACTACGTATCCATGTTCTTCTAACTCAGCTTTCCAGTCTGTAAAATTCATTTATCTTTACCGCCTTTTAAACACTTACCTGCTGCCAAGCAGTTACCCCGTGTTTGACATCCTTCACATGTCTCCATAATAAATCCACCTTCATTCATTTTTTTGTAACCACTGGCATACGCAGCGGCAGCTTGTTTCTCTGCACCTTTACGAGTAGGATACACTTTACCTGAGTCACCCCACTTGTAACCACCCTTAACTTTACGTATAGGCATTAGGCACTATTTCCTTCAACTTTGTGGCAGTGGGGTGTAGCATAAGCACCCCCTGCTCTTATATTGGTAGCTATTTTTTCTGCTTCTTCTAAACAAGCTTGTTCAGTATAGAAAGGTTCTGGTTTTGCTATAATCTTACAGGACAATGCCATAGGATCAAAACATACAAGCATTATCCCTATCCACATAACTTAGCCTGTATATGAGGCTCCGCATTTTGCGTAACCACCCTTGTTATAATTTTTCTTTTTAGCCATACCACCTTTTTTGAAAGGGGTAGACGGTAGAGTAACTTTACCCTTCATCTTTTTGTCACGTGCTGCTTGTGCTGAAGAACGTCCAGCTTTACTTGCTTCTGCTGACATTTCATTGTCTACATCTTTCAATTGACGTTTCAAAGCTGCTAGCTCTTTCTTTTGTTCTGCAGTCAACGTTTCTTTACGTTCTAACCGACGAATCTTATTCTGTAGTGTAGTTGATACACTCGCCAAAGAACGTGCAGTCATTGTTGTTCCTTTGCCTGTGATGCCTGATAGCAACTCTACGGCTTTACCTTTTCCTGATGCCATTGGTATTTACTCCTATATTACCACTTAACTTTATCTGCCCAATAAGCTGCACTCAACTTACCTTTAGCAATATTTTTACTGTGACGTGCTTTAAAGGATGCACGTTTCTTTTTCATACGGTCCGACTCACCAGCTTTGGGTTTACCTGCAGTGCTTGCACCCTGCTCACCAAAACGAATTAGTTTATATGTTTCACCTTCTTTAGCCATCACTACGTGTGACTTAGTTGGGTGCTTAGGGGTACGTTTAGGTTTATTAACGCCTGACAATCCCAAACGTTCCATTGTACTTTTAACTCTCGCTGGTATCGCCACCGTCTGTCCATCCTTCCATACGCATAGCCCACTCTACATGTTCTAACGTAAACTTCCTGCCATAATGGTTCTGCACTGCCTCTCGCACGTAGAATACATCACTATGGGGGATATGCAATTGATCTACAGTTCCATTCATTACGTGATTATAAAACTCAGAAAGAACATCGTCAGTATATAGTTTTACTGATTTTTTACTCATTGTCAAGAACTTTCGTAATAAATATACAAACTCCTCGCCTAACGGCGTTACATATAAAGTGTACATTTAAAGTGATACATATAAGTGTAATATTAGTTAAGTATAATTATATCTAACTATATTAACATCTAAGTGAACATTTAAAGTGTAATCACTTATAGTGTCATCTTAGTTATTCTATATATAGTTTTACACATTCTGTACCACATGTCAACCCCTAAACTTAACTATACTGCAATATTAGGGAAAACGTTCTACATATCCCACGTTTTTTGGAACACTGTTCTCTGTAAACCACTATATACGTAATGTGGTTAACACTTCATTTTTCCTGATCTGTGTAGATACGTGTATACAATAACGTACACCCCCGTCATGGCCCCCGCCTACCCCCACACATCACACGTCATGACGCACATCACACACATCATGTGCTCAGGTGAACGCAAACACATAGGCATGTCACACCAACACACAAGAAGCTCCAACAAATTCAGTGACTTAGCCAACTGCGACAACTGTTATGGAATCAGTTGCCACTCTTTAGAGTGTATTTTCCAGAGTGATTTGTGATCACAGTGTGTGTTGCATCTGCCGATTACATTTTTATACCCTACCCCTATAGGGTAGTGAGGCTATTGTTGTGATCACAAAACCGTCCAACATTGGACAGTGTTTGCCTCGCATACGCACACGAGTTTCGCACACCAGTTTCGGTATCGAAGATACCTGCAACCGCACGTGAAACGGCAGGGGCAGAGGATCACACGGGAAACTCGGCTCTTACTACTACTAACTTATACAGTTACACAGATAGTTTAATATCTCTCCCTTTAGGGTGAGAGAGATATATAAACTCTCTTAAGTGTAACATAAGTTAGTAAGGAATAGTATCATGGCAAAATCAGCAAACAAAGCAACAAACCAAGTTGGAACAACTTTGGATGCTCTTGTGAAAGAGGGCAAAGCCCTAGGCAAAATGTGGAGCACACTGAACAGTGTGAAACAGTCTACTAAAGCCAATGGCTTTGACACTCGACTAGGCAAGCTGCTGTCCACACTGAAAGCACAGAGTGCTCATGACAGTGGTCAAATCCCTACTCATGTCCTTCGGACACATGGCATTGCCAACATTGATCGTCGTCGTCGTGCCGAAGCTCTATGGTTCTATGAGAACCAAGCTGAGTGTGTGGAGTTCATCAAAGCCTCAAAGAAAGGCTTCACATCCCTTACAGCTTTACAAGCTGCTATGCGTAAGGCTGCTAAAGCAGACGAACCTACAGCTAAAGCTGAACCGTCCAACGTTGGACAGTCTGATGAACCTAAACAAGCAAAGCTTGTGGAACAGTCTGAAACTAAAGTTTCTGTTGGCCCGATCACTCGTACAAAAATGGTACAAACCATTTTGAAACAGTGTGAGTTGAACGGCCTTGACCTTGAAACCATCGTAGATGACCTTATATCTGCTATTGCAAAACAAGAGAAGTCAGCGTAAGCTGGCTTTACACTCAACTGTAAATCGGAGATTTAATATGTATTTCGTAAAGTTTCTCACTGTTCTGTGCTTGGCTCTGACAAGCATTGTATTCGCTGCCACTGTGATATTTGTATCACAAGGCATACTGACACCTGATTGGCTGCTGATTGGCATACCTTACATCGGTGTCTGCTTGCTATCTATCTGGGCGGCAGACTAATGACGAAAGCTGAACTGCTAAAGCAAAAACTTGAGATAGCCAAAGTGTTGGCTAATGTTAAAACGCCTAATGAAAAGTCGCTGTCTTATGACAGTGGATGGAAAGAACCGAATGATCCTACCTTATTGTCTTACAGTTATATAAACACTTGAAACTTTAGTGAAAGTGTTATATAACATGTATAGACATAAACACTAACTGAAACCGTCCAACGTTGGACACTTTTACGGAGTAAGCAAATGACTTACACAGTACACACTACCCCTAAATCAGGTAACCGTAAGGTTGGCCCTATTCCTGTCACAACTACATCTGCTGCTACATGCCCTGATGAATGTGAGTTCAAGAAAAATGGCTGCTATGCAGATGGTGGGCCATTGGCAATGCATTGGGCTAAAGTGACCAGTGGTGAACGTGGCGATGCATGGGACACATTCATCAACACTGTGGCATCCTTCAAGGATGGTCAGTTGTGGAGACACAACCAAGCAGGTGATCTTGCAGGTGATGGCAAACGTTTGGATGCCGATGCCAACGATCAACTTGCCGATGCCAATGTTGGCAAACGTGGTTTCACTTACACTCACTATCCCGTATTGACTGACAAGCATAATGCTCGTGTGGTCAAACGTATGAATGACAAAGGCTTTGTCGTCAATCTATCTGCCAACAATGTCAAACATGCAGATGCATTGTATGACCTTGGCATTGGGCCTGTGGCGACAGTATTGCCAGAGGCACAGACAACTAACACTGTGACCCCAAAGGGTCGTAAGATTGTCGTATGTCCTGCCACAATTCGTGATGATGTGTCATGCTCTACATGCCAACTGTGTGCAAAACAACGTGATGCAATCATTGGGTTTCCTGCACATGGTAGCAGTAAACGTAAAGCTGACACAGTAGCACAAGGAGTGTAATAACATGCAAGTACACAATGCTATGAATAACATTTATGTTCACTACTTAGG